ATCGTCGGCTAACGCACAGTGGGCGGCTTAAAACGCCGCCCACACCCCTTTGGAGGCTTCTATGCCCAACGACAAGTCAGTAGGGATCGCGTTCTCCGACCCGGCGCTAGTTGCCGGGACGACGATTGACGGCGCGGTCATCAACGGCGGGACCATCGGCGCTACTACGCCCATGCCCGTCACAGCCACTACCTTCGCAGGCGCACGTACTACGGTTGCTGCGTTGGGTACGGACAACACCAACGCCGGGATTATCCCGGTAGGTTCGTTCCTGTGTATTGTTACGGCGGGTGACGCCACCAAAGGCGTCATTCTTCCCGCTATGCGAGACGGGCAATCCATTACCGTCAAAAACAACGCAGCAGCGGTTCTAAAAGTCTATCCGTTCTCTGGCGCAGCCATCAACGGCCTGACTGCTACCACGGGTTCGCTTAACATGGCGGCTAACACTATCGCCACGTTCTTCCGTGACTCATCCACCCAAATCTGGTCCTCGCCGCTCCTGCCGTCGTAACTCAGTAACTAGCCCCGCGACGACAACGTCGCGGGGTATACTGGCAACCCTAGAAAGGTGAGCAAATGACTGCAATTTACCTGCACCACCCCGTCCACGGCACGAAAGTTGCCACGCTTGAGCTAGAGGCAGTGTACGATGAGGGCCGTGGTTGGACGCGCTATACTGTTGACACTCCTGAGTCCGATCCTGTTGCTGCTCCTGCTATGGAGCCAGAACCTGAAGCTGAACCGCTAGCGTACGTTGTAACTGAGACCAACGGCATGCAGCCCGAAAACGCGATGCCCAAGCCGCGCCGGGCGAGTAAACCGACCGCGCCCGTATGACCGCCGCAAGCGACCTGATCAACGGCGCGCTCAGACTTATCGGCCAGCTGGCCGAAGGCGAGACGCCGTCGGCCGAAACATCCAACGACGCACTGGTCGCAATGAACCAGATGCTGGACTCGTGGAGTATTGAACGTCTGGCGGTCTTTACGACGCAGACCCAGACGTTTAGCTGGCCGTCAGGTCAAGTTAGTCGTACGATAGGACCAACCGGCAACTTTATTGGCACGCGTCCTATCCAGATCGACGACTCGACCTATTTTGTCGACGCTTCTGGCTTGTCCTTCCCCGTCACGCTCGTCAACGAAGAGCAATACAACAGCATCGCGCTGAAGGGCACCACAAACTCTTACCCGCAAGTCCTGTGGGTACGGCCGACGATGCCCAACATGACGCTGACCGTGTACCCTGTACCTACGCAGACTTTGACGTGGAACATCGTGTCGGTCCAGCCGCTGACGCAACCGGCGCTGTTATCAACCGACCTGTCGTTCCCGCCCGGCTACCTGCGCGCGTTTCGGTACAACCTCGCGTGCGAGCTAGCCCCTGAGTTTGGCGTCGATCCTAACGCGCGCGTCGTCAGGATCGCCGACGTCAGCAAGCGCAACCTCAAGCGGATCAACAACCCGATGGACGTCCTTGCGGTTCCGGCGACGCTGCTTGGCGTTCGCGGGTCGCGGTTCAACATCTTCACAAACCAATAGGGGCCCCATGCTAGCCAGCCCCATCCTTGGACAGAGCTACGTCGCCCGGTCGGTCAACGCCGCGAACAACCGGCTTGTCAACCTGTTCCCCGAAGTGCTGGACGCTGGTAAGACCACCGCGTATTTCCAACGTACGCCGGGGCTTCGCTTGCTCCAGACTATCGGCATCGGCCCTATCCGGGGCGTCTGGACCAACTCGCGCGACCGCACCAAGTGCTACGTCGTGTCGGGCTCCGACGTCTACATGATCACGGGACCGACGGCCGCGTCGACGTATCTTGGTGCGGTGACGGGCTCGGGGCCGGTCTCCATCGCCGACAACGGCAACCAGATTTTCTTTGCCTGCGACCCCGACGGGTTTATCTACAATCAGGCCACGAACACCTTCGCCCAGATCACGGACCCTGACTTTCCCGGCGCGAACAGCGTCGGGTTCATCGACGGGTTTTTTGTTTTTACGGTGCCCGACAGCCAGCTGTTTTATGTCACGGCGCTCAACGACGGCACGAACGTTGACGCGCTTGACTTCGCAAGCGCCGAGGGCTCGCCAGACGGTCTACGCGGCGTCATCGTCAGCAACCTAGAAGTCTGGCTGATGGGGCTCAACTCAGTCGAAGTCTGGTACAACGCGGGCCTGCCTGACTTCCCGCTCGCGCGTATCCAAGGCGCGTTCAACGAGATCGGCTGCGCTGCTACCTACACGCTTGCCAAGACCACCGGGGGTATCTTCTGGCTGGGCTCTGACGCGCGCGGCGCGGGCATGGTCTACAAGTCTAATGGCTACCAAGCGCGCCGGGTATCTACCCACGCTGTTGAATGGCAAATTCAATCGTACGGCGACATTTCCGACGCGACAGGCTACACCTACCAGCAAGACGGCCACTCGTTTTATGTATTGACGTTCCCATCGGCCAACGACGGCCGTGGCGCGACGTGGGGCTACGACGAGACAGCAGACGCGTGGCACGAACGCGAAAGCTGGGACGAGGCGCTAGGCGTGCCCACCCGGCACAGGTCCAGCTGCCAGACATACTTCAACGGCCTGACGGTCGTTGGCGACTACGAGGACGGGCGTATCTATCATCTGGACCCCGAGACGTACGACGACGACGGCGTAAGCTCGCGCTGGCTGCGGTCTTGGCGCGCGCTTCCTACGGGCGTGAACGATTTTAAGCGTACGGCACAGCACTCGCTTAGGCTAGACTTTGAAGTGGGCGTGGGTCTCGCTGGCATTGACCCCGAAGACACGCTCGACTCGCTGCTGTTGACCGAAGGCAGCGATTTCATCATTACCGAGAGCGGCGATTTTATTCTGGTCACTTCGCAAACTGTCATCGGCGCTAACCCCAAGATCATGCTGCGTTGGTCCGACGACGGCGGGCATACGTGGTCCAACGAACACCGGGCGTCGCTCGGCCGCATCGGCGAGACCGGCTCAGAGGTCATCTTCCGGCGTCTCGGCATGACCATGCGCCTGCGTGACCGGGTCTACGAGGTCTCGGGTAGCGCCCCGGTCAAGATCGCCCTGATGGGCGCGTGGCTTGATGTGACAAAAACCAATGCCTAACATCTCGCAGATACCCCTCAACAAAGTGCCCTTTCTGGACGAGCGCAACCCGTCGCTCGTGTCGCGCCAGTGGTACAGGTTCCTCAACAACCTGTTCACCCTGACGGGCTCGGGTAGCAACGACGTCTCGCTAGGCGACGTGCAGCTGAGCCCGGCTCCGACAGTGTCGGATGAGTTGTCAGTGGCGATGCGGCAAATAAACGACCTATTCTCCGCACCGACGTACACGCCGCACGTTGCCCAAGACAAAATCGGCGGTTTTTACGACACCACAAACCAAACCGCCGCCGCCATCAACACGCTATATCTGGCCACTTTCAATACAACTAACTTCTCGCAAGGCGTCGTGCTGGGTACGCCGACATCGCGCATTACGGTGCTGGCACCGGGATACTACGCAGTCAGCGCCGTACTACAGTGCGGGCGAACGAGCGGCGGCGGCGGCAACCTGAAGGCTTGGCTACGCAAGAACGGTACTACAGACTTAGCAGGTTCGGGCGTCACGGCGCACATAACCGCGTCAGCGTCCGTGGCTAGCATGCCGTTTATTTATGTAGTACCATTGGCAGCTAACGATTATGTCGAGATTGCGTGGGCCGTGAGCGACACCGCTTTGCGGCTTGAGTCCACAGCTGCGGCAGCGCCGTACCCGGTAATCCCGTCGGTACACGTTAACGTACACAACCTGACAGGGTAGACCCTATGGCAACTATCAGCCCGGTTCCTAAGCTGCAATTCTCTGACCAGAACGGCGCTCCGCTGGCTGGCGGGCTTGTCTACACGTATGAGGCTGGCACCACTAACCTTCGTACGACATACACAACCGCAGCCGAGACAACTCCCAACCCCAACCCGATTGTGCTGGACGCCAGCGGCCAAGCCGACATCTTCTTGCAGGCGGGGCTTGGCTATAAGTTTGTCCTGCAAAACTCGCTCGCCACAACCATCTGGACCGTCGACAATGTGACCGCAGCTGGCACCATGTCGCTACAGAACGCCAACGCCGTGGCTATCACGGGCGGCTCTATGTCGGGCGTTACGATCACGGGCGGCTCGTTCGCAGGCAACGCCGCCAACGTCACCGGCGTCGTGGCGATTGCCAACGGCGGCACAAGCTCGACCACGGCAGCTGCGGCGCGCTCCGCACTCGGCGCAGCCGCTGCGGGGGCTAACGTTGATATAACCTCTGTAGCGGGTAGCACGACCGTCAACGGCCTCACCATTGGGTATCGCTCAATCCCGCCCATTGTTGCCACCGGCGCGTACGTGTTGGCAGACAACGCGAATGGGCACTGCATCGACATCACGACCGGGGGCGTCACCATCCCGGCCAACGCCACGCTGGCGCTCGCCATCGGGTTCACGTTCTCGATCTACAACAACAGCGGCTCCAGCCAGACCGTCGCCATCACGACCGACACGATGCGCCTTGCAGGCTCGGCTACCACCGGCACGCGTACACTGGCGCAGCACGGCTGGGCCACATGCCGCAAAATAGCAGCGACCGAGTGGGTAATTACGGGTGCGGGTATCTCCTGATGGCTGGTATCATGCTGGCATGTGTAGCGGCGACCGGGGGCTCAAGCTCATCGCCGTCTATTGCGCTGGACGCTGATACCATTATTGAAGATGTGCAGCCCGCGCCGGGGTTCGCGCAGGCGCAGTTCTCGCTGACCAACGCGGGTTTGACCACGCAGCTAATTAGTTCGGGCTCATTCAACGGCGACCCGTGGTGCGTGCCGGGCGCGGCTTCGTCCGACTACGAAGTGTACGCTACACTCTTGGGCGGGACGCTTACGTCGGGCACCACAGGGTCTTGGCTCAATCTGGGCACAACCCGTACGTGGGACGTCTCACTGACGTATCTTGGCTCGGGCATAGACATAGAACTTGCTGTGCTTAACCTTGAAATCCGGGCTACCGGGACAACTGAAATTCTGGCTACCGGCGGCTTAACCCTGTCGGCCACTGTAGGAGCGCCGCCGTGACCGTAACAGTCAAGACCCTAGTCGCGCCGGTTAACGTTTCGGCCACACCGACGACGCAGTACACCGCCACCAACTTGACGGCGATTATTGACAAGTGTACGGTAGTGAACTATTCGACTACATCGGCCACAGTCAGCATTTACCTGCCCGCATCTGGTACTTCGGCAGCGAGCAACAACCTTGTGTTGCAGACCAAGACGTTGCAGCCTGCCGAGACCTACACATGCCCTGAAGTCGTCGGGCATGTGATCGCGTCAGGGGGCACCATTGTGGCGTCAGCTAGCGCGGCGCTGGTAATCGCGCTTCGCGTCAGTGGCAGGGAGGTCACATGAATCTGCCTGATCTTTTGACCCAAGACACCGTTGTTGACCGCGACACGTTTCGCGAAAGCATCCTGCAACTGCAAGAAGTGCTTGGAGCGTACGAACAAATCGAGTGCCCGCTCAAGCACCATTTTGCCCCCGGCGTCTACGCCCGCGAGATCAGTGTCCCGGCGGGTACGCTGTGCGTCGGCAAGATACACATTCACGCGCACCTGAACATTATCAGCAAGGGTTCAGGGTTTGTGGCTACCGAGACCGGCCGCGAATATTTCAACGCACCTTACACGTTCGTGTCTGAGGTCGGGACCAAGCGCGCCGTACACGCCATCACTGACGTCATCTGGACGACGATCCACCTGACCGAGAAAACAGACCTTGTCGAGATCGAAAACGAGATCATCGCTCCCGACTACGAAACGCTTGACGCGCGTCTGTCGTACGACAAACCAAAGGAGCTTACTTAATGGCTTGGGTAGCAGTCGCAATTGGCGGCAACGTTGTCGGCGGCTTGTTGGGTGCAAGCGCAGCCAAGAAAGCATCCAAAGCGCAGGTCGCCGCGACCGAGAGAGCAAACGCAACGCAGCGTGAGATATTCCGCGAGCAGCAGGCGCTACAAGAGCCCTTCCGGCAGTCGGAACTGGCCAAGCAGGCCGCGCTCATGCAGCGTCTCGGCATCGGCGGCGACACAGGCGCTGGGCCGTACGGCGATCTATCCAGCGGGTTCATGCCCGCCAACTTCATGACGCAGATGGACCCCGGCTACAACTTCCGGTTCGAGGAAGGCATGAAGGCCCTTGAGCGCAAGATGGCGGCTAGCGGCATGACCCAATCCGGCGCGGCCATGAAGGCAGCTACGCGGTACGGTCAGGACTACGCCAGCAACGAGTACAACAACGCGTTCCAGCGTTACCAGACCAGCCGCAACGCCACGCTCAACCCGCTGATGGGCGGTTCAGCTGCTACAAACTATCTGAGCGGCGCGCTTGGCAACATGGGCAACCAGATCAGCGAGAACCAGATCGGCGCGGGTAACGCCCGCGCGGCGGGCTACGTCGGCCGCGCGAACGCTTTGAACCAAGCCACCTCGGGCGCAATTAGTTCCGCGATGGGCATAGACTCAATGAACACCTACAACAATTACCTAAAAAACTTGACCGCTTCGCCGTCCGTGGCCCCCGGAGCCTCGCCGCTCCCGGCGTACGGTGGGGCAACCGCAGGGGGGTCTTTCCCTTACGGCGGTATGCCCGGCTATAGACCGTAATTAAAGGTTAACCCATGCCTATCGACGCACGCATCGCTTTAGGAGTCGAGCCGGTAAAGATGCCGGACTTCGCGCAGCTTGCTGTGCAGCGTTCGGCCGTCATGAACAACATGGCCGAGATGGCGTCCAAGCAGCGCGCGCTCAACGAGCAGAACACGCTCGCGCAGCTGATGCAATCGCCTGACTTTAGCTTTGACAACCCGGAAAGCACCAACAAGCTCTTCCGCGCAGCACCCAACCTTGCGCCGGTCGTGGTCAAAAACTACCAAGACTACCAAACCGCGCAGGCTGAAGCAAAGACAAAGGCTCTAGCGTACGCTGACGCGCAGACCACATCCATGCTGACGGAGCTTTTTAGTTACAAAGATTTCGACGGGGCCACATCTGCCATCGACCAGCGCGTTGCCAACGGGCAGCTGACGCCAGAGCAGGGCGCAGCGGCCAAGGCCAAAATGGGCGGCTATGACACTTACGACGCGTTCGCAGCAGCTATGGCGCGGAGCCAGCTGACCCCGGCACAGATGCTGGAAGTCGAGCGCGACCAGATGGACACCGGTACTGAGCTTGTGGACAGGTCTATACTTAAGTACGCGCCCCCAAACACAGCGTACACCGAAACCGGCCGTACGACAAGAACGATGTCGCTCGCTGAGCAAGCCGCAGCCGATACCGCAGCGAGGAACGCGGCTACGTCGGCAAGGCTCGCGAACAAACTCGACCCGCTGCCTGAAGACAGCGCGGGTGTGGTCCGCGTAATCGACCCGTACACTGGTGAAGTGAAAGCCGAAATCCAAGGCGCGCCGAAGCTCGGCGGGACCACCGCAGCAACCAAAGCGTCGACAAAAGCTGCCGGTATCGAGCAATTCAACACCGCCTTGGGCGCTATGCGTGACGCGTACATCAAGCTGGATAATCTCGGCGGTCTTGTCGTGTCGGGCAAGGCGGGCGACATAAACCCGCTAACGGGAAAGGTCGACCCGAAGGGCCGCAACGTGTTTGAAAACATGAACCGGTTCGCAGCGGCGACCGACGCCGGGCAGTATGTGGAGGGTTCTCTCGGCGACCCGAAGCAGACGGAACGCGACAACATCAACAACCTGCGATTCGCGCTTATCAACTCGATCAAGACCATGCAGGACGTCGGCGCAAAGAGTCTCGACTCAAACGTCGAATTGCAGAACGCGCTCAAGACGCTGTCTAACCCCACCCAATCGCGCGAGAGCGTCGCCAGCACTCTGGCGACTATCGAGAAGGTTTTTCGCGCGGAAGTCGCCAAGGTGCCGGACGACGCGGCGGCGACACCGACCGGCGTGCCGAAAGAGATACAAGACATCCTCAACCAATATAAAAAGAGGTAGTCTGTGGACCCCGAACTAGAGCAGCTGTACGCCGCGTTGAAGGCCGCGCACGCCGCAGGCGACACGGCGAACGCGCAGAAACTGGCCGATTACATCCGCCAGCGCGCAGCCGCGCCTGCCGCTGATGCAGCCCCCAAACCGCAGCAAGACGCTATGGTCCCGGCGAACCAGCGCGAGAGCGGCTACAGAGCCGCGCTCGGCTTACCCAAGAAAGAGCCCACGGCCGCGGGCGTCGTGGACGCCGCTACGCGAGGCGCGCTGCCCGCCACCACCGTGGCTACGGCGGGCGCGGCGATAGGCGGCGCTCTCGGCGGCCCTGCGGGCGCGGTTGGCGGCGCGGGGCTGGGTTTGTTTGGACTCGGGCTGACCGACCTTGCCTCGGGCGTCTGGAACAGCACTGCCGTACCTTTGTTCGGAGCGCCGCGCCAGATGGGCGGCTCGGAGATGATCCTTGCGGGCACCGACACGGTCGGGCTTACTAAACCTGTCGCGGATGACCCCAACGCGCGCATGGCGTTCACCGCTGCGAACCTTGGCAGCAACGCCGTCGGCGTCAACAACATATTCCGCGCGGGCGGCGCGGTGCTTGAGGCGATCCCGTCCGTCGCTCGCGCGACCCCAGCTGCGGTACAGACAGCGCCGCTGGCTTCTGGCGTACGAAATACTGCTGCGGCCATAACTGAAGTGCCCGCAAATATTGGTAACTTCTTCCGCCAGCCGATTACTTCCACGTCGCTCGTCGCGGGCGGCGCGGGCGGGGGAGCCGTGCAGCAAGGTCTCACCGAGATGGGCGCGGACCCGACGGTAGCGATGCTCGGCGGCATGGGGACCAGCGTGATCACGGGCCGCTTCGGCTCGGGTCCAACGATCATACCGCCCCGGAAGGTTCCCGCGCGGTCGGCGGATGAAATCGCTGCTGGCGCAAACGCGCAGTACACCGCCGCGCAGAACCAAGGCTTGGTGTGGACGGCTGCGAACGCGGACGAGATAGCGCGGCGCGCCGTGGACGACGCCATAAACGGGGCGCATCCCGGGGGCGCTATGTCCCCTGCGGCGGTGCCCGCCCCGATGCGGGATGTGCTCGGCCGGATGGTCACGCAAGCGCGTACGAACGGTCGCCTCAACGCACAAGACATTGAGACGTATCGCCAGCAGCTTGCAGCTGCCGGTCGAGGTTTGCCGACGGCAGGCGGCTACGACAAGGCCGCAAGACAGATTCTGGAGACGTTCGACAATCTTGTGGCGCAGCCCGGCAACACTCTTAACGCGGTGCGTAGCGATGTGGCGCGCACCCGTACGGCAGTGGCAGACGCTGAAAGCCGAGTGATGGCGCTGGACCCGGCAGACACTGTTGCAGTACGTGCGGCGGAAGCTGAAGTTGACACCGCGCGCGCCGCGTTTGAGAACGCGCAGCGGGTTATGCGGGCGCAAGACCCTGACATGCGCGCAGTGGTGCAGGCGCAGGAGACGGCTACCACGCGCCACGCCGCTGCCGATACGCGGCGGATGGACGCCGACAAGGACTACACCGCCGCGACTTCACGGCAAGCTGCTCTGGAGCAGGACGCGGCCGACGCTCTCGCGGCGTATGAAGCGGCGCGCGAGCTTTACAATGGGCGCAACGTGGCACCGCTCAACATAGCGCGCAGGGCGTCAAAAGACGCAGAAGCAGCGGCCAAGGCGCATAAGACGGACGTGGCAGACGCGCGGACGGCGCGTGACGCTGCGGTCACAGATGAGGCGGCTGCGCTCGCAGCCCGCGACAGAGCCGACGCGGCGGTAGACGCGGAGGAAGCCACGCTGGCAGTTGCCGACGACGTGGTGCAGCGCATGGACGCGCGCAACGACGCGACGGCGCGCGGGCGCGCGGCTGTGCCCGACCAGCGGCGAACGCGAGAGTTTGAGAATATGCCTGCGGCCGCGCGCGCGGCGGCGGGCACTAGCGGCCAGCAGGCGCGCGCGTTGCGCGAACAGGTCAGGGCTTTCGTGCGGCGGGACAACGGGCGCGAGTTCCGCCAACTGCCCGAAGCAACCCAACGCCAGCTGCTGAAGTTCATCAACGGGGGTGGCCTTACTCAGCGTACGATGGACATGTTCGGGCATCTGGCTCCCGGTATGCACGACCGAAATCTGGCCGCGTGGCTTTTGGGTGGCGTCAACGCTGCGGCGACCGGGGGTCTTGTCGGCCCCGCAGTACAAGCGGGTATCGGCCTCGCCACACGCGCCACAGGCAACGCGATGGCTGCTGCGAAATTCAACCAGCTGCGCGATGCGGTGTCGCGCGGTCAAAACGTCAATGCGTTCGTGCCCCGCCAAGCTGGCCAGCGCGCGGCCAATTACATGCTGAATACCACCATCCAGCCGGACATAAGACAATGACCGACCAGCCAGATACCAACAACCTGTCGGCGCGTACGATAGAAAAGCACTTCCAGAGCATCGCGCTGACGATCCTGACGGCCGTCACCGCGTGGTTCGGCTTCACAGTGCAGGACAGTACGGTCAAGCTGGCGACGCTCACGGAGCGTTTGTCAGGATTAGAGAGACAAATTTCTGACAGTCGAACGCAGGTCTACACGGCGCGCGACGCGCAGAAAGACCTAGACCTTAGAGACGCCGTCGTGGAGAGCCTAGCCGCGCGCGTCGCCGCGCTTGAAAGCGCGCGGCGCAAATGATAGTGTACGATCTTCCCAGCAAGGAGACTGCACATGCTTCTCACTAACGAACAGCTGGCCGGTATCGTCCGCGCCGTTCTCGCTGCGGCCGGTGGCGGCGCGATCTTCAGCGCCGACGTCCTGACGTCTGTCGCTGGCGCGCTCGTGACGCTCGGCGTCGCGGTCTGGTCCTACTTCTCCAACAAGAAGAAGCCGTCCTGATGTGGACATTCCTGTCGAACCTCGTTGCGTTGCTCGTCGCCGCGTTCAAAGCGTGGCGCGAAGAAAAACTCCGCAACGAGGGGCGGCAGGAAGTCGTCAAGAAAGCCGAGGAAGATGCAAAAGCAACCGAAGCTGTGGCAGCTGATGCCAGTGCCGATCCTGTTGTTATCGAGCGCGTGCGCTCTCGTTGGGATCGAGCCCGTGCCCGTCGAGCCTCTCCCCCCGAAAGCTGATTTCTGCACGCTGTACGAGCCCGTGTCGTACGACAGCGAGCTAGACACGCCCGAGACAGTCGCGCAGATCGAGCCCAACAACGCTAGGTGGCTGGCGGTTTGTGAGACGCCAACTCAGCCATGAGCGCGTCACGCTCGCGCTTGGTTCTCAGAATACACAGGCGCTGATGCAGCCGCACGACAATGCGGGGACGCCGCGCGCCGTCCATCTCCATGTAAAGCAGCCGCGTTACTTGGTTCTCGGTGAGCTTGTGTAGCTCCCGGCCCATCCAGCGCCAGTGTACCTGTTTCATCCGCGTAGCTCTTTTATAGCGGCGTCCGAGACCCCGCGCTTGTCACTCAGCGCAGTCCAGATACGCTCGTCTATCGTACGTTCAGTCATCATGGCGTAGACCCACACGGCTTTGGTCTGGCCGCTCCTGTGCAGGCGTCCGATGGTTTGCTCGTACAATTCAAGGGACCAAGGGAGGGAAAGGAACACGAGCGTGGACCCGCCGTGCTGCAAGTTGAGCCCGTGACCGGCTGACTTCGGGTGCAGCGCCAGCAACGGCACCTTGCCCGCGTTCCATCGCGCCACGACATCCTTGTCGTCCATTGTTTCGATGGAGGGGTACAGACGCCGTAGTTGCGCCAGTTCTTCCTTGTAGTTGTACACGATGATCGTGTTTTCGCGCTGGTTCTCAGCGAGTAGTTCCTCCAGCCGGTCAAACTTGTGCTGGCTGTGCCAGTGGCCAGCGCCGTCGGCGTCATATGCAAAGCCCGACGCCATCTGGGTCAGCTTCTGCGACGCCGCCGCAGCGTTCACAGCTGTGATGTCCTGCCCGGCAAACTCAGCCACGTAGTGCTTTTTCATGGCTTCGTACGGCTTGCGGTCGGGTAGCTCACACGTCAGCGGCACAACGTGCAGCGGCGGCAGCGTGTCGGCGTAGTCTTTGTTCTCCAGCAGGTAAGTGGCGGGCTTAATCTTCTCCATCACGACTTCCAGCGCGCCGGGCCGGGGCTCGTACTGGCCCCAATCGCGGTTGATGGTTATGAAATGCTGCTGGATAAACGCCCCCTTCGTACGGCCGAGAAGCGTCTGGTCGACGATCTTGCACTGACCAAAAACATCTTCCAGACCGTTAGAAGTGAACGACCCGGTGAGACCCCAGCGCACTGGGATGTGGTCGATCATCTTGAGCAGGTCTTTGAAGCGTTTCCCAGACGGGTTCTTGAGGCGCGTAAGCTCGTCAAAAATGATCCCATCGAAGTCTGTTAAGTCAGGCAGACTCTGTATGTTGTCATAGTTGGTCACAACGGCGTCCGCGTCGTCGCGGTTAAACGCGTAAGCGCGGTTACGCGGCGTGCCGGTTGCAACAGCAAGCGTAATAGGTAGCTGCCACTTCTGGCACTCTTGATACCACACCTCGTCGCAGACGCGCTTGGGTGCCAGCACCAGCCACTTCTGTACGTCCTGACGCATCATCATGGCGGTAAGCGCAATGAGCGTCTTGCCGCCGCCGACTTTCGCTAGGACCATCGCGCGGTTGCGCGACGACAGGTGCATCGCAGCGTCACGTTGGTAGGGTCGCAGCGCGGCGGTCACAGCGTCACGGCCAGACCAACCGCCAGACCAAAGCAGGCCCCGGCTGCAAACTCAATAAACCAGAACGGGTCGCGCATAATTTTAACGACGTAATAGTTGCCTATAACGTACGACAAGACTGCGCCACCGGATGCAAGACCAAGCCACAGTAGCGGCGCTGCGTCTTGGTGCATGTAGGCCGACCAGACAAACACTGGCGCGAACAACAGCCCGCGTAAGAACATGACCGCCGCGTCGCCAGCCAGAGTGCCGCCAAACGTCCCCATGTCCAACGACTTATACCAGCCGGGTATGCGATAGAGCAGGAATGAGACAAACACAAACCCGCCCCACACTGCGCCGTAGAAGTACCAGACGGCGGCAAGCGCCGCGAGCGCCGCATAATAGATGTTGCGGCCGGGTAAGTAGTCCGTCCAGCCAGAAAAGCGGTTCAACACGCCGCCTGCTATTGCCCAAAAGATAAACGTCATGACAGATCCTGTTGTTTTGTTAGTGTACGGTCGCAAAGGTAGTCGTACGCCAGAGTTGCGTAACCGGCGATGTCCAGCCAGCTGTCACCAGATGTGTGGTCGCCGTTCAGGATGCGGCTGATCTTGACGGCGATCATCATCAGCGCGTCGCGCTGCACGGCCGTCATCGCCGGGTAGTTCAGGCTGTGGATGATCTCTTGGCGAATCGCGTCGGCCGTCAGCGCCTGCGTCGGGTAGTCACCGTGGGTGACCCCGCGCGCTCTGATGATGTCTCTTACGTCGGTCATTGGCGGTTCCTTTTTGTTAAGCGACGCGGTGCGCTGGTCCATGCGGAAGCGGGTATGTTCGCAATCGTGCGAGTTACAGTCCATACAGAAAAAACTACTCATTCGCTTACTCCCAGCATGAAGATGAAATCGTCTACGGCGTCTTTCGAGTACAGCACCGCGCTCTTGGCCCCGAGGGCCGTCACGTCGTCGCGAAACTTCTCTTGTAGTTTGGACAGCCGCCCGGTCGGGGCTTTAAGCTCCACGAACCAGATGCGGCCGTTGGGCAGCACTACGACACGGTCGTATACGCCGCGATTGTTCGTGGAAACAAATTTGTACGCGCGGCCCCCAAGGGCTTCGATGCGCTTCACAAAATATCGTTCAATGTCGCGCTCCATGAAGCCTAGATACGCGCTAAGCGAAAAGCGCACAAGGTGCCTTGAACGAAAAAGTCGGACATGCTAGCTAGGAGCCATGAAACGGGAGAGCTTATGAGCCAGCATAGCAAGATCGTCGGTGGAAGCACCGCCAAGCGTGTGATAAACTGCCCCGGCAGCGTGTCACTGGTAGCCAAGATGCCTCCGAAGCCGTCAAGCAGCTACGCCGATGAAGGTACGCTTCTTCACGACACGATTGCGGCGATGCTGACGCTTGACTATCCTGCCGACGTGTTTCTCGGCAAGACCTACGGTAGCGCCGTACTCACTCAAGACCTGATCGAAGACAAGATCGAGCCCGCGCTGGCGCTGCTTGCCGAGGTTGACCCTGACAAGACACTGGAGTTCGAGGTCGAAGCTTATGTGGGCTTTGGCGAGTTCATGCCGGGCGTGTTCGGCTCTGCCGACATCGTCGGCAGGAGAGGCAAGACTGCTATCGTGCTGGATTGGAAGTTCGGCAACGGCGTCATGGTCGAAGCCGAAGAGAACGAGCAGCTGATGTTCTACGCGGCCGCAGCAATGCGGACGCCTGCGACCAAGTGGGCGTTCGATGGCGTGGACGAAGTCGAGCTTGTGATCATCCAGCCGCCAGCCATGCGGCGCTGGAAGACAACCGTGAAGCGCCTCAAGCGTTTCGAGGCTGAGTTGTTGGGGGCTGTGAACCTGTCAACGAAAGCCGCCGCCCCTCTCAAGAGCGGGGCATGGTGCCGGTGGTGCCCCGCGTCTGCGACGTGCCCGGCGCAAAGCGGAGAAGTCCAACGTACGATCAAGACGCAACTCAAGGGCGTCGATGCAAAACTGCTAGGCGAGCTTCTGGACCAAGCCGACACGCTGGAAGATTGGATCAAGTCAGCGCGTGAGCTTGCAGAGCAGATGCTCACCAACAACGTGCCGGTGCCGGGGTACAAGATGGTTCCCAAGCGCGCGACGCGTCAGTGGGCCAACGAAGGCATCGCGAAAGCGACGCTGATGGGCATGGGCATCCCCAGCAAAGACCTGACCGAGACCAAGATGAAGTCGCCCGCGCAGGTGGACAAGCTGCTGCCTAAAGGCGAGAAAGTTCCGGCCGAGCTTGTGACCCAGATATCTTCTGGTAACACTCTTGCGCCAGAGAGTGACCCCCGCCCAGCCGTCATGACGGTCGGGTCCAGCCTCAAGGCCGCATTGGGGAAACTGTGACTTACAAGAATTTCCTGCTGACGACGGCGAGCAGGACGGTCATCGCTAACGTGACCGCTAAAGCCGTCAAGCAACTCTACAAACAGAAAGCGACACTATGACAACCGCAGTAACTACATTCGGAAACGCAAAACTCCCGGCCATCGCTACGCTGGCGTCTGCGCTCAAGAAAAACGTGGAGGCCATTGCTCCGTCGGGCTTGGCTATTCTCAAGTTCGACAAGACCGGCGCATGGGTCTTTGGTGCGAACGCTGACGAGGTTGAAGAAGGCTCCCTGTGGGCCGTCAACCCGTACTCGTTCTCTCACGGATACATCGCGTGGGGTGACGGACAGCCGGTCGGCGAAGTCATGGCGTCCATGACTGACGACCTGCCCAACACGCCCGCTCTCCCGGCTGGCGCTGATGACAAGGGCTGGCAGACGCAGGTGGGCATCGCGCTCAAGTGCATCTCTGGTCAGGATAAGGGCCTTGAGGTCCGCTACAGCACGACCGCCGTCGGCGGCAAGCGCGCTGTGCAGGCTCTTGGCATGGCGCTCGCCGAGCAGATCGACAAGGACCAGAACAACCCGGTCGCTGTCGTGACGCTGGAGGGCTCCAGCTACAAACACTCATCGTACGGCAAAGTTCATACGCCCGAGTTCGCCATCGTCAAGTTCGTTTCGCTTGACGGTGCTGACGACGTGGTGGTCGCTCCCCCGGCTCCCGAGCCTGAGAAAACCATCCGCCGCCGTCGCGCCTAACAGCGTGACGTAAACTGGATGGCGGCGGGGTAAAATCCTGCCGCCTTTTTTTTCTGCGGGGAATAAACATGCAAACACTCTGGATCGACATCGAGACCCGGTCGCGTTGCGACCTGAAGACGCGCGGCGTCTATGCCTACGCCAAAGACAAAAGCACTGAGCTTTTGTGTATCGCCTACGCGTTCGACGATGAAGACGTCGAGGTGTGGGTGCCGGGGCGCGCGCTGCCGCTCAAGATGCTCACCCACAAGGGCCAGATCAGGGCGCACAACGCCGCGTTCGAGCGGCTGGTGCTGACGGCGCAGGGCTTCCCGTACAAGCTTGAGCAGTTCTACTGCACCGCGTCGCAGGCACGGGCTAACTGTTTCCCGGGCTCTCTTGAGGACGTCGGCCGGTTCGCCGGGACCAATATGCGTAAAGACCACAAAGGCGCGGCGCTGGTCCGCAAGCTGTGCATCCCTGACGCGCAGGGCCAGTTCAACAATGACCGGCTGTTGATGTCAGAGCTTTACGAATACTGCGCGCAGGACGTTCGTACGATGCGCGCGGCGTCGCAAGTCATGCGCGAATTAAGCACGCAAGAGTTGAGTGAGTACCACACGAACGAGCGGATCAACGACAGGGGTATCCTGCTGGACGTTGACCTGTGCCACGCAGCGATGAAGTATGCCGCAGCCGAGCTTGCGGAAGTGCAGGCGCTCGCAGCTGACATAACGAACGGGCAGGTGCTGACGCTCAGAAGCCCCAAGCTCCGTGATTGGGTGTGGCGCAACGTGGGCGAAGTAGCCCATGACCTGATGATGAAAGACGGCAAGGTGTCGCTGGACAAGACCGTACGGCGTAACTTGCTGGCGCTGGCAGAGGAAAGCAACAATGAAGTCCCCCCTGAAGTGGCTGACGTTATTCAA